ATGTTAGAGGTGATTTTTATGTTTGATATCAGTGGACGAGAATGGACAGAGGAAGAATATTTACGACTTCATGAGCAAGGATTGGTTCAGGAAAAGGACGTCGTAAAGGTGATAGGTATTCATAATAAAACTTGTGAGCGCTGTTTGAATCAATCAGATGAATGGTTTGGTACTTTTACTTACAAGGGACAATTGATTACCTACTGTCGCCAATGTTTAGATTTTAAAATGGTAGATAACTGTCATTATTTATATCGGTCATTAATGCCTGCAAAAATAACACAAAATGCTCACGTATTAAATTTAGATTTTAAACTCTCTTCACTTCAACAAAGAGCCTCAGATTTCGCTAAAAATATTCTAAAAAAAGGAGAAACTGGAATTATTTGGGCGGTGTGTGACGCTAGCGTATGAAAACCGAAAAATAGTAAAAAAATAAAAGCTATTGATTCCAAGTGATTTGAAGCCCATCCTCAGTTACGACTATTTTATTTATAAATAAATCAACAATCGCGGTTTGAGTTTCTAAGTCACATTCAAATAAGTTAGGGATCCCGTTTTTAATGAATTGTTCAATCTGAGATTGTTCATATTCTGTTTCTTCTGCTTGTGCTAAGAGTGTTTCCTTCTGTGTGTTTAAATCGGCTAATTTAGCGTCGAGTGAAGTTTTAGATAATCTATCATCCATATACAAATCCAGTAGTTTATTTATTTTCCTATCAATACGTTTAATTTGTTTAATGTAGTTCATTGGACTATGACTTAAGTCAATTTCACCACTTGTTTCTAAATTTTTAATCCGAGTGAAAATTTCTTTTTCAAATTCATCACGTCGAATCGTTCTATTAAAACATTTACTTTCATAATGGGAAGGTTTTTTTCTTCGATTACAGATTAGATAATGATAGGTAGCCTTCTCACCAGTTGCTAATTTATCTGTATGAGAATATGAACGATATTCTTCTCCACATCGAGCACAAAAAACTTTTCCTGTAAAAACTTTGTTTTTAACTTTACCATAATTTTTACCCCTATGATTCTCACGAACTTGTTGTGCTTGATTAAATAGTTCAACAGATATAATGGGTTCATGTGCGCCTTTATACCATTCACCTGCGAAAGAGACCTCACCAATATAAACTCGATTTTGTAGGAGATGAACAATTCGTTTAACTTTGATCCTAGTAAAACCTTCTTTTTCTAATTGATCTTGAACTTTAGTATAAGATTTTAATTTTATATAGTCTTCAAAGATTCGTACAATATGCTGACGTTCTTCTTCATTGACAACCAATTCTCCACGAGCTAGCCGAGTATAGCCATAGGGAGCTGTCGCTGAACCACCCGACCATAATCCTTCTTCTCGTACCATTTTGTGATGACAGCTTCTTAAACGTTCAAGAATGGTCTCACGTTCGAGTTGAGCGAATACAGATAAAACGCCAATCGCTGCACGTCCAAAAGCAGTAGTCGTATCGATTGTTTCAGATAGCGAAATAAATTCAACTTCATGAGGTAAAAATACTTCTTCAATTAAATAAAGTGTATCCCGTTGACTTCGACTTAGACGATCTAAGCGATAAACAATAACCATATTAATTTTTTTATTTTTAATATCTTTTTGTAATTGTTGTAGGGCAGGGCGATTTAAATTAGACCCGCTATAACCTGCATCAATATATTCCTGTGTATGAGTCCATCCTTTAGAGGTACAAAAAGCTTCTAGTCGTTCTCTTTGTAGCGGGATACTATAATTATCGATTTGTTGTTCAGTTGAAACTCTTGCATACAATGCCACTTTCATCTTTATCCCTCCGCTTATTGATTCCAAATCACTTGTAATCCATCCTCTTTCACAATGATTTTATCGACGAATAAATCAATAATCGCGGTTTGCGTATCTAAGTCGCATTCAAAGAGATTAGGAATCCCATTCTTAATCAATTCCTCCATGACAGAGGTTTCGTATTCCGTTTCTTTAGACTGGGTTAATAGTTTTTCTTTTTGAGCATTAAAGTCAGCTAATTTCGCATCGAGCGTGTCTTTTGGAAGTCTATCATCCATGTATAAATCGAGTAACTTATTGATTTTGTCATTGATCGCCTCAATCTTTTTTGAGTAGTCAACAGGCGTACTCTTTTTAGTAAATTCAATTTCACCACTTGTTTCTAAGTTTTTAATGCGGTTGAAAATTTCTTTTTCTAAATCTGCTCGCCTAATATTACGATTAAAACATTTACTATCATAGTAGGCGGGCATTTTACGACGCCGACAGACCATATAGTAATAGGTTTCACCTGTTTTTTTATCCTTTGCATTATACGAGCGATAAACTTCACCACAACACCCACAGATAACCTTTTGCCTGAATACATTGTTTTTTATTTTCCCGTAGTTGTAGCCTTTAAAGTGTTCATTGACCTTTTGGGCTGCATTAAATAAATCAACGGGTATAATAGGTTCATGTGCGCCCTTAAACCATTCGCCTGCAAATGAAACTTCACCAATGTAGAGTCTATTTTTAAGTAATGAAGTAATACGAGCATCTCGTAGAACAGGGAATCCTTCTTTTTCTAATTTCTTTTGAACTTTAATAAAAGATTTCAACGTGACATATTCCTCAAATATTCTCAAAATATGTTTACGTTCTTCTTCATTAACTATTAACTCTCCACGTTTAAGTCTAGTGTAACCATATGGACTAGCATCAGAACCACCTGCCCAAAGTCCTTCATCTTTAACCATTTTGAGACGACCACTTCGTAGACGTTCAGTAATTGTCTCGCGTTCTAGTTGAGCAAATACAGACATCACACCAATCATCGCGCGACCAAATGGTGTACTTGTATCAATCGTTTCTGAAATCGAGATGAACTCTACATTGTTAGGTAAAAACATTTCTTCAATTAAATAAAGGGTATCCCGCTGACTTCGGCTTAAACGATCTAGGCGATAAACAATAACGGCATTTATCTTTTTACTTTCAATATCTTTTTGTAACTGCTCAAGAGCAGGGCGATTTAAATTAGACCCGCTATACCCAGCATCCACATATTCTGTAATCTCATCCCAACCTTTAGACGTACAGAAAGCTTTAATACGTTCTTTTTGTAGCGGGATACTGTAATTTTCAATTTGTTGCTCAGTTGAAACTCTCGCGTACAATGCCACTTTCATCATGATTCCTCCTAAGACTTTTGAAGTCTTTTTTATTGATTCATAGATATCTCTAGCCGATTTCTATTCTAAAAATGGACTAATAGCATAACAGTACTTTCCAATTACATTCATGTCCTTAATATCATTTTCAACAAGTGTAATGAGTTCACCTTCTTCCGTCACCGGTCGTAGTGTGACGATATCCTTATCTACAATGTATAATTTTCTAATTATCGCTTCATTTCCGTTAAGAGAGACAGCCACGATATCACCGCTATTAATTTTGGTCTTTTTATTGAAGATAGCAAAACAATAACCAGTGATAAATGTTGGATGTGCCACCTGTATTCCAAAGAATTGTCCGTCGTTATCAGGGTAGGGGTTTTTAATTTTAGCAATCTGATTGCCAAGAGTATCTCCATAAATGGCATCGTATATTAAAATTTCATCTATTTCACAAGGGATATATTCCTCTGCACCGAGTAAGACTAGGTGAGAAATATTTAACGCTTTTGAAAGTAGTTGTAGTTTATCACGCTTGATGTTTATAATGTCACCTGATTCCCATTTACCGACTGTTGTACGGTCAGCATGACATAGATCCGCTAATTCCTGTTGAGTAAGTCCAAGTTCTAAACGTCGTGATTTAATAATATCTTTCATTTCTATTAATTTATTAGTCATCTTATCCATCATCCTTTATACGCTTGATTACAGTATCATCATATCGAAGTCAAAGGTTATCTGCAATGGTTCTACGTGAGTCTGTATCACTTTCCGGAAACATTCGACAAACAAAAACAGAAATCAACAAGGGAAAGGTGATTTAACACCACAATCCACATAAAATAGTTTTTATGTCGAAAACTAGAACAATATTTAAGAAAGATGTTTGTTTTTATAAAAAAATAAACAGTAATTCACAAATGTTAGCGGTTTCTAATTGTTAGGATGAAAATATTGTTATATTATAAGTGTGACCCAAGTCAACATTCAGGGGATGGAATAGATTGAGTTTTGGTTAGAAGAAAGATAATAGGGAGGGAATATCATGAACACTGCATTGTTTAAGGACTATGTCGAATTAAGGGGAATGAACTTTAGCCAATTTGCGAAGGCTTTAGGGGTGAAAAAAAGTTATATTTGTGCACGTATGAAGTATCCTGACAGATTATCAACAGAAGATATAAAGTCAATGGCACATCTCTTGGAGTTAAGACCGTATGAAATTACGAATGTGTTTTTCCCAGAAGAGGCTATTTTTAGTCTCTCTGACTTTTTTAATAAAGCTTAATTTTTTTTATCTGTTAGGTGATTTTATTCAATATTTAAATTTATCTTCAAGATATATAAGTGATTAAAAATCACATAACGATAATATTTTTTACTATTTAGGTGATTTTATTCATCTTTTTGGTGAAGTTACAAGAGATGTTAAGGGGGAATAGAAATGAAAGTTAATACACCGCTAGGCATCATTGAATTTCCTGATGCGCTAATGAATTATGGTTATGCATCGGTGGATACGAAAAAGCCTTTAAAGAAATTAAAGGTTCAGACATATGACGAGGGGAAAGAAATTTTATGGTATCGTAATGCAGCGAATCAGGCGATTACCGAGATTAGTTGTAGGAAAGATAAACCACAGGACTATGAATATACGTGTCCATGCGGGTATGAATTAAAATCGGGGTTTAATTTAGAAAGTATTAGATGTCATGAGTGTGGGGAACTCATGACGAAAAGCTATCTAGCGTCAGTTGCGAAAGTTGTTTAATCAAAAATGGGGGGATGAAGATGTTAGCGGGATTTTTATTTAAAGAATATGAAATGAATCAGGAGGGGGTTGTAACGGGATATCAAGTGATTTGGGGAGATGAACAAGTTGCAACCCTTGAATACCGTAGCCATACGTGGATTGGGGCCATTGTCAAAGATATCAATATTATTACTAAGCGTGATCAATCCGTGATGCGAGTCGCGGGTTGGATTATTCATGAATTGAAGGGATAGGATTTCTAAAGATTCATCACGATAAGCAGATAGAAAAGATGTTCGACAAAAAGAGAAGAAATTCTTCTCTTTAACGAACTTGTATAGGATATTAACAAGTCGACCATTTTTAGGTTTTGTCGAATAAGTGGGAGTCGAAATGGGGGAAGTCGTGATGAAGAAAAAAGTATTTGATGATTATGATTATGAGAGTTTTTATAATCAATCCTTTCATGAGCAAACAGGGGAATTATTAAATGATGGTGTGAAGTCGTTAAGGGGAGTGGCTTATACTACAGCAACCATTAAAGCGGGAAATCAGTTAGAAGTAGAGATTTATCCCTCATTTAGAAAAGAGATTCCTGAGATGATGAGACGATTTAAACAAAAGAAAAGTCGTGAGAGTAGTGAGCAACAGAAGAATTTGAATGATCGAAATGCGAAGAAAAAGTTAATACGGTTAGTTCATGAGAATTTTTATACGGGTGATTACTGGTGTACCCTAACGTTTAAAGAGGCACCACAAGATTTAGAAACAGCAGAAAAGTTAAGTAAGAATTTTTTTAGACGGATTAACCGATTCAGAAAGAAAAAAGGGTTAGAAAATGCGAAATATGTGTATGTCATTGAGGAAGGAACAACGGGAACCGAACGATTTCATCTTCATTTAATTATGGATAATGGGTTAACCAAAGCAGAAGTGGAATCCAAGTGGAAACTAGGTTCATCCACCATTAGAACGCTTAATTACTACAAAGAAGAAAATTTCATTGGGATTTGTAAGTACATGATGAAGGATGAAGAAACGTATAAAAGAACGGCTTCCAGATTAAAAGGGAAACGGAGATGGGGAAGTAGTAAGGGAAATCTTGTGTTACCCAAGCCGTCAAAGAATCGCACGAAAATGAGTAAGCGTAAGGTCATGGATATGGTGTTAAATCAAGATTCGATTGGTGAGAAGTTAGAGCGAGACTATCCCATGTATCAATTTAAAGAAGTGGAAATTAGATACAATGATTGGAACGGTTTGTTTTATATCTATGCTCGCATGCAAGATAAACGAAAACGAATGAGGGTGAGAAGATGAAACAGTTAGAAGTGATTTATCCATTTGATATTGAAGTGTTGGCAGAAACAAAACGTATTTTAAGACTTTTGATTCATAATGAATTGGTTGCCATTGAGCAGAGAAATCGAGCCGAATTTTGTGCGAAGCATTGTGATCAATTAGAACAACGACTTTATCATTTGTTAAATAACTAATGATTTGAAGCGGGGAAAGGGGAATCACCGTGACGTTACAAGAGTATTTGAAGCAGCATCAGATGAAGTTATCGACCTTTGCAAAGATTTATAACCTAGATTATCATCGACTATTTCGTGTCAAACAGGGGGCGATTACACGAGATGAAGCAATAAAACAGGTCTTTGAGCAGTTAGGAATTATCAATGAACCAAAGGAAATCGAGGGGGAACCGAATGCATCTTTTATCTCACAAGAGCGGATTTGTATTGCCTGTGAGCGTTCAGGTGAAATTTATTGTTATTATTCTCATCACTTAAAAGAGATTAAAGTCTATTTAGATAGGCATCAGATTCCGTATTACGTCAGAAAAGCTAAGGATTATTGGATCGTAAAGTATGATAAGGAGGCTTTATAAAGTTGAATCGAACGATTAGAAGAACGTGAAAGTAGAACTTTTAGCCATTTCTTTGATAGAAGAAAGGTGATGAAAGGAAACTTTATAGGGATTCTGTTCGATGAAGCTAGATTGACTTTAAAGCAAGAAAAGGAGAATTGATATGATTAATAATATTGTTTTAGTCGGAAGAACAACAAAAAACATTGAATTAAAGCAAAATAAAAATGGGACACCCTATGTACAATTTACATTAGCAGTGAATCGCCCCTATAAAGATGAGCAAGGCGGGCAACAGGCAGATTTTATTAACTGTGTGGCATGGAATAAAACAGCGGAAACTCTTTCTAATTATGTTTCTAAAGGGACGATGATTGGGGTAGAGGGACGATTACAAGTCAGAAGCTATGAGAATGAAGCGGGAGTGCGCCAGTATATCTCTGAGGTTTTGGTTAATAAATTTACCTTCTTAGAATCTAAAAAAAGTAGTGCAATGCCCGAACCTGTAGAGCCATTTAACTATCAACAACAAAACTCTGAAATATCTAGTCATCATTCATTTCATTCAAATGATCAAGTACAAGAGAACACATCTACCAGTACCAACTATAACAACCCTTTTATAACTGCTACCACGTTAGCAGGAGGTTTAAACTCTAATGTAGCAACTATTTCAATTAGTGACGATGACTTACCGTTTTAGGGGATATTGTTGACCTCGGTAAATGTTTGGATTGTTTAACACTTGTTATTGGTCTGTACGGACTTTGTTTTAGGTTATGTGGCAAACTCCCCGAGTTTGCAATGATGTTTAGTTTTCTACTGATGTGCTATACACATACGAGGTGATACGTGAGGAGTGGGGTTAATGGGATGAAAACGTAAATCGAAGTATAATTGTTATTGTAACGATGACCAAGCGTTGCAAAATCTCCTCCATTACTAATATCTATTCTTTAAACAAATGTTTTTAATGCTCATTTGTGGATAATCTAAAGTTTCTTATATTTTTCTTTTATGCCGTTCGTTTGAATGGCTTTTTTTATAACGATCAATGAAAGGGGAAGTGAAAATGGAAAACAGATTAAGAGGAAGTTATGACAAGGTTTTTAGTGCAAGAGAGGGATTGCCTGATGAAGTCAAAAGGTTGTATGAGGCGATTGCCTGGCATTTAGAGGGGGCAGATGTGTTAAGTAATTTGGATATTGATTTGATTGAAATGACCGCCTATGCCATTTATCGAATGCGACAAGCAAGACAATCACTCGATCAAGAAGGACTATTGATTCAGCAAGGGGAAAAGCTCGTTAAAAATCCTGCGGCTAACATTGAAAAAGACTATCAGAAGATTTTTTGGCAAGGTTGTGTTCAGTTGGGGTTGAGTCCTGTTAGTCGAGCCAAACTAAGTAAATGATGAATGCTACTTTTTAATCTGAAAGGGGGTGTAGATTGTGACAGCAACCAAAATGATAGAGGTCTTTTCACATGAAATTAGTGTGCCAGTTGGGGGAATGACATTGGTAGTTTTTTTAATGATCTGTGATATTCTCAGTGGAATATTTAAAGCCATCGCTCAGAAGCGGGGCATCAATTCAACCATCGGAACGAACGGACTTATTAGAAAAGCAGGGGTCTTATTGGCGTTATTAGTATTTATTGTGGTAGATTCTCTTGTGGAATTAAACTTTGTTTCGCTCATTCCAAGTGAGGTGTTAGACGTGTTCAAGCTTCAACAGACATGTATTGGACTTAGCCATGTCATGTTAGGCTTTTTTGGACTCTTTGAACTCGTGAGCTTGTTTGAGAATTTAGGGGAAGTTGGGGTACCATTACCAAACTTTATTATGAAATCTGTGGAACGCTTAAAAGTTACATTAGAGGGGGAAAAATAGAAATGTATAATATTAAACAAAATTTAGTCGCATCAGAAAACTATGGGATAAAATGTCCATATTTGATGACTGCCGAATTTATCGTCGTTCATAATACGGCTAATGATGCAACCGCACAAAATGAGGTTGCCTATATGATTCGTAATAAAAATCAAGTCTCGTTTCATTATGCCGTCGATGATCAAGAAGTGGTCCAAGGAATTCCGATTACCCGTAATACTTGGCATGCAGGGGATGGAAATGGTGAAGGGAATCGAAAAGGAATTTCAATAGAAATCTGTTATTCCAAATCAGGGGGAACACGCTTTGATCAAGCTGAAAAAAATGCCGCACACTTTATCGCGACTCTTTTAAGAGAGCGAGGTTGGGGCATCGAAAAGGTGAAAAAACATCAAGATTTTAGAAATAAATATTGCCCTCATCGCACCCTTGATAAGGGGTGGAATGGCTTTATTCAAATGATTAAAAGTTATTTAAATGATATACCCATAACATCCTCATCAGGCTTTAAAGTTGGTGAGAAGGTTCGAGTGAAGGAATCAGCCACACAGTATGCCACAGGACAAGCGCTGGCATGGTTTGTGAAAGGTTCGATTTATGAAGTTACAAAGGTAGCGGGAGATAAACTGTTGTTATCAGATATTATGTCATGGGTTTGGATCGATGACGTGGAAAAGGTGATTGCTAATACCGTTGTTGCAACAGCTTTTCCATTCTTAGTTAAGGTTATCTGTAACGAGTTAAACATCAGACAAAAAGCTGATTTTAATTCAGAGGTGATCGGAGTTGTAAAAAAGGGGGAAGTATTCACGATCGTGGACCAACAAAATGGATTATATCAATTGAAATCCGGAGCGGGATGGATTTCAGCTGCAACTAAATACGTTCAAAAAATATAAACTAATATGCTATAATAATGATAGGTGGAAACCTAAATATAATACTAAAAATCAAATATCAAAAATGAACAGCAAAAAGAGGTGAATTCGAACGCATTCGTTTCCACCTCTTTTTTATTTCATCATTATTATCCCGTATGTGTACGACACTAGGCCCGACTACGGGATTACATTACAAACTCTGGGAGAGTTTGTTGCATAGCTTAAAACAAAGTGGGCACCCTGCGATTTACGAAGTAAATGTATGATTCGCTAGTAGGGAATGCATACAGACCAAATAGAAGTCTAAATACAAGGAGGAGAAAAACAGTTCAGCAGTTAGTGTTGATAATCCAAAAAATAAAAACACAATTCAGTGTTTTTTATTTTTTAAGGGGTAAAGTAAATAATAAAGAAAGGAGAAATAACATGATTAAAAAATATGTGCTTTCAATATTAACTTTACTAATGGTTTTTAGTTGTATACGAGTTGATGCAAAATCAGTAGATTCTTATACAAAATTAGTAAATCCTTATAAGGTAAATAAAAATGAGGAAGAATTTATAAATGTTGAATTTGATGATTCTTTTTTTACGCTAAAAATAAAGGTAAGCAATGGCGAAATCATTGGATATAGTCCACTCCCTCAAACAGCAAAAACAATGACTGATGAACAGCTAGTTCAAATGATTATTGATGGTGCCGAACTTATTTATGGAAAAGATAGTGAACGTTATGAGTTAAATGAAGATAAATTCACAACATTACTTGAAGAAGGTAGTTTTCACTACTCCGATTTCGTTTGTTATCTAACTAAACTTATTCAACCTAGATCTGAACTCCATAAAGAAAACGATAAATTTATGAATATTACATTTGATCGTTCAGAGTTTTCTTTAGCAATTAGAGCTAGTGATGGAGAAATTACTGGATTTGGACCACTTCCGGAATTTGATATGACTGATGAAAAATTAGCCCAAATGGTTATCGATTGTTCTGAACTTATTTATGGAAAAGATAGTGAACGTTATGAGTTAAATAAAAATAAATTCACAGCATTACTTGAAGAAGGTGGGATGCACTATTACGATTAAAAAATTTAATGAATCTGATAGTAAAAAAAGAGCTAATTAATTGTAGCCTATCCACGGTAGGCGCTAATCTGTTATTTCCTTTTATGACGAGAGATTATCGTCTGATTAAAGAAGAGACTGAAATCACAAGATGAACAAGAAACCAGCACGACATGAATGTGGTGTTGGTATCCTTGGTTTTTGGGGAATGAATTTAAAAAGCATTCAGATTAATCATAGGCATCCCGCTACAAGAACGAATCAAACTTCAATGCCGATAGAAAAACATAACAATTCATGGATAGGCTAA